ATGAATTTGAAATCTAGCGCTGGTTTTCCGTACAACAAGTCCAAATCGCATTTTGTCGTTCGCGATCCCGATCCCCCAGATTATGCTCCAGATGCGTCCCTCATTACGGACGAAATTGCAGCTGACATTGAAAGGATTATGGATTGTTACCGTCAAGGGAAAATGGCGAATCCCATTTTTGTCGGCTCTTTGAAGGATGAGCCCCGAACTTTCAAGAAGATTGAAGAAGAGAACACGCGTGTTTTTGCAGGAGCCCCATTTGCGTGGTGCTTGATTGTGAGACAATATTTTTTGACGTTTACGCGAGTTTTTCAAAGCAATCATCTGTTGTTTGAGAATGCTGTTGGAATTGATGTAACATCTCCTGAGTGGGGAATGTTGCGCCAATACTTCATTGACAATAAAATGTTGGTGTTTGATGGTGACTATAAGAAGTTTGATAAGAAGATGATCAATTATTTGGTCTCCGCCGCTTTTGATGTTATGATGTCCGTGTGTGAACAAGGTGATTTTGATGATGAAGATCTTGCCATCATGAGGTGTATTGCCGCTGATGCGGCGAACTGCACCATGGATTTCAATGGGGAGCTGATTCAATTGATTTCAACGAACCCGTCCGGAAATCCCCTGACAGTGGTCATCAATTGTATCGTGAATTCATTGTTGCAGCGTTATGCTTATTTGGCGGAAAATGGCAACCTGGATGATTTCAATGATAAAGTCCAACCTATTAATTATGGGGACGACAATATTACTGGAACCAAACAGAGTGTCAATTTTAACCATTTGATCATGGCGAAGCACATGGATGCAATAGGAATGGGTTACACTATGGCGGACAAGGAAGCAGAACCTAAAGCTTACACTGATATCAATGAGTTGGAGTTTTTGAAACGAAAATTCGATCATCGTGACGGCTGGACGTACGCTCCTTTGAATGTGCAATCCATAAATCGGATGCTGACGGTATCCGTATACTCTCGAAAGGTTGATAGGTATGAGCAAGCCGCTAATGCCCTACGATCAGTTTTGTTTGAAGCATACCAACATGGTGAAAAGAAGTTTAACTTCTACAGAGCCATTGTGCTAGAAATAATCGTGGAGCATCAAATGCAACCATATTTCGAAACCAC